GAAGAGATAAGAAGAATTGAAGTGCAAGAGTCAAATATAATTGGACAACAGTCTGTTCGTGTAGTATTAAAACCTGCAGACAACAAAGTAATTATCGCTCCAAATAACCCAGAATAGAAAGCCCTAGTTACCTTGAAACCAGAGCGAAAATTATATGCAAAAATTAAAAAATCTATACCTGAAATCTCGTGGATTAGACTTGAAAATCTTAGCCTATCCGGCACTCCTGATCTACTGGGTTACAATGCTAACGGCCACTTTTTTACTATAGAGTTAAAAGTTACGAAGAGTAACAAGGTACGTCTTTCTCCACATCAAATTGCTTTCCATGTGAAGCATCCACGCAATAGTTTTATCTTAGTTCAGCACCTCGGTTCAGGGTGCTTGAAACTTTTTCCAGGGTCAGGGATCTTGGCGCTTGAAGCTTGTGGCTTGAAGCTTGAAGCCTTAGCCACGGGGCTTGATGCTTGCAGCTTGTTGCTTCAGGAGCTTGGTGCTTGAAGCTTGTTGCTTGGGGCCCGGACCAGGCGAACGCTGATTCCCAGCCGTCGCCGGTTCTTTGCTAATTGCCTGATCCAGTTTATTACGCTTGCGTAATTCTTTATAATACTTTGGATGTTTAAACATTAGTGTTTACCGTATGAAATAACTTTTACTTTAGGATCCCAACATTGTCTACAGTCTCTGCATTCATTATCTTGTGCAGGAGCTGGGCAAGTGTGAAAACCTTTGTCAACTACCATTGAAGAGTTGGGCCACGACTCAGGCGCCCGCTGGTTAACCATCGGGGCGCTAAATCGTATGACTAAATTGTTAGGCTTGTCTTTCAGGTGGTCCTTTATCCAAGCTTCTCGAGTCGGGAGCCAATGACGCTTTGCTGGCGTGAGCTCACAGACTTTATAAATCTTTTTAAGGTGGTCCAGATCCTGGACATCGCCGCTGTCATGCCATCTA